ATTAAAAAATCCTTTTTTTTTTAACCCAAAAAATTTAAAAACCCGCGGGGCCAATTTTAAATTTTCCCCAATTTCCCCAACCCCAAAAAACAAAACCCGGGGGGGGGGGGGGGGGGGGGGGAGGAAATCTGAGCTCCCCGGATTTTCGACCTAACCTCCCTCTCGCGCGCCAATTTCTGGGAATATCCTGTATTAGGATACCGCATCTATTCGGTGCATGGTATTGGCTTGGCATTCTTATAACTTTGTTATGAATGGATGAGGTAGCAGATTACGGCCCGAAGATGAGAGCGCTGACTGAGCGGCAGCGCCGGTTCGTTATTGTCCGGGCCAAGAACCCTCATTTAGCTCATTGGAAGATGGCTGAATTGGCGGGGTATGTTGGTGGGGAGAGTGTTTGCAAAGTTGCCGCATCAAACCTTTATGACCGGCAGGATATTGTCGAGGCTCTGTATGAGTATGCCGGGCATCAGATGCGCGCTAATGCGATGTTGGCTGCCCAGGTTTTGATTGAGATCGCTTCTGATAAAAAAGCTGGTGATGGAATGCGGTTGAAGGCCGCTACTGCCCTTCTTGATCGAGTGGGGCTGGGGGTTCAGGTCCAACAGGAGATCAAGGTCGAGCACACCGATCGCACCGGTGCGGCCCTGGTGGATCGCATCAAGGAGCTGGCGAAGAAGCATGGCTGGGATGCGGCTGCGCTGTTGGCTGGGCAATCGCCGGCTCTGATCGAGGGGAAGGCCGCAGATGCCGACTCCTGCTGAAACTCTCGAGCTTCTGGAGGCGCTGGATTACGTCAAGACGTTCCGGCGCATGGAGACATGGAAGCCGTATCCGAAGCAGCGGGCATTCTTTCGGCTCGGCGCAACGAAGCGGGAACGGATATTTTTAGCCGGTAACCAGGTCGGGAAGACCGAGGCCGGCGCATTTGAGGCAATGTGTCATGCGACAGGTTTGTATCCCGAATGGTGGGACGGGAAACGCTTCAATCATAAAACTGTCGGATGGGTCGCTGGAGTGTCTTCGAACGACGTTAAGCGCGTTGCCCAGCGCAAGCTTTGCGGGCCCCCTGGTGTTGAGTCGGAATGGGGTACAGGTCTCATTCCGAAAGATTGTCTCCTCGAAAGAGCAATGACCCGCGGCGTCACCGACGCCATCGACGAGCTCCAGGTCCAGCACTACACCGATGGCCAGAAGGACGGCGTCTCCCGCATCGTGTTCAAGTCCTACGAGCAGGGCCGCAAGACCTTCCAGGGCGACACCATCGATTGGGGATGGGGCGACGAGGAGCCTGATCCGACTCCAAACCAGCAGGGCATTTATCCGGAGTTCGTGACCAGGCTCAGCGGCAGGGGGATCATTTTTACGACCTACACGCCGCTGTATGGGCCAACTGATTTCACCAACAGATTTACGATGGACGACGAGGACAAGGGCGTCGTCTCGATGAACCTGGACGAGGTTCCTGATCAGGCCCATGGCGGCCACTTTTCGGATGAGGAGAAGGAGCAGCGTAAGCGTGAGGCGATGGCCCGCGGTCAGGCGAATTACGACGCGCGCATTCGTGGCATTCCCAAGCTTGGCGAAGGTGTCATCTTCTCCACTCCGGAAGCCAATGTCGTCGAGCCGCCGCTCGATTACATCCCGCCCTATTGGGCCAAGGGCTGGGGCATCGACTTCGGCATCGGACACCCCTTCGGTGCCGCCCTCTGTCTGTGGGACAAGGACAATGACGTCGTTCACGTACACCATGCCTATCGAGCAAAAGGCGCTCTCTCAATTGTGCACGCAGCTGCAATCAAGCGCATCGCAGCTGGAGTGCCTGTCTTCTGGCCAAGGGACGGAGCTGACCGCGACCCTCATGGAGGTGGAACGCTTGCTGATGGCTATCGAAAACATGGACTTCTCATGTATTCCAGCCACGCCCATTGGCCCGACGGAAGCCTGAGCACCGAGGCCGGTATCCAGGAATGGGACGAGCGGGAGAAGACCGGCCGCATCAAGTTCGCCGCGCACCTCGCCGAGCTCCTGGAGGAGCGCCGCTACTACCATCGTAAGGAAGGCAAGATCGTCAAGATCAGGGACGACATCTTGAGTGCCGTCCGCATCTTTCTCATGATGAAGCGCTTTGCCAAGCCCGGACAGCTGATCGACACCCGCCGGCGCGAGCAGCGTGGCGGCATAGCGGCAGGGACTGACTTCCCGCTGTTCTAGCGGTGCATTGTTTGCCACTGCATCCCCCGACATCCTCACAGCGCCCGCCTTGAATTGGCGGTTTCCTCCCGAGACTTGCCGGGACGGCCAAAAGCTGTCCCGGTCTTTTCTGCAGGATGTCGAATGCTCGATCTGAAACCTGCGCTTCCCACTCTAATGCTGCCGAACCAGCGCCGGCTGATGGGCGGGCGCAATCTCGACGGCAGCTTCTGGATTCAGATCGAGGGCAGCGGCGAGCGAGTGGTGATGCCGCCGCAACAGGCCATGGAAATGGCGGTCTCGATCCTTCGCTCGCTGGGCTGGCAGATCGAAGTCCAGCACCCCGTTGCAAACTAGGGAAACCTCATGTCGAACCTCCGCGTCAATCTCAGTGAAGGCGAGCTCGCTACGCTGACTCCGGAAGAGTATGCGGCCTGGAAGGCCAATCAGTTCACCAACGTCTACGGCTCCAATTTCCAGCGCGATGCCCACGGCCGCCCTGTCGAGGCCGGCATCGGCTCCCCCGGAAACGAGACCGCCAATCACTGGGCCGCCATGCGCAAGTACGATCCCGAGGGGTATGCGCGCCTGATGGCGGAGAAAGCGCCGAAAGAGCCCACCAAGGCCATCCTCAAGAAGGACCACGTTTCCGCCGATCCGCCCGTCCTCATCGTCAAGCCGAAGCGCAAGGGAAACCCGGCCGGTCTCGCCAAGGCCCGCGCCGCCAAGGCTGCGAAGCTCGCTGCTGAGAAGGGCGGCGCCTGATGCCCCTCGACTACGGCATGATGTCCGTTCCCGGCGCTTCCGATCTCGGCGGCATGCTCCAGCAGCAGGTCGCCGGCGAGACCGAGGAGGAACGCCGCAAACGGATGCAGGCGCTGGCTTCCTCGCGGATGTCCGGGCTCACCCCGGGCGTCTCCTCGCTGATGATGAATACCGGCACCGGATCGGCACTTACCGGCTTAGGCGGTGCGGCCTTTGGCAAGCGCTGACCGATACGCGGCCACCAAGCCCCGCGACATCCCCGATTGGGAAGCCGAGCAGGTCCAGGAGACCATGCGGCTGTTCTCCGATCTGCAGGTCTATCGCAACGTCCATGCCGGCCAGTGGGAGGAGGGGGCGCGTCTCGTCTTGCCGACGTCCAAGAACACCTTCTATTTCGGCAGCTACAACTTCCCCGGCCAGAAGAAGACCCAGGAGCAAATCGACGCCACCGGCATGCTGGCGCTCCATCGCTTCTGCGCGATCTGCGATTCGTTGGTGACGCCGAAGAACAGCATCTGGGCGACCTTCGTCGACGACAACGACGACGTCATGAAGAACCGGCAGGTCAAGCTCTGGTACGAGAACGCCACGCGGACCATGCAGAAGCTGCGCTACGCCACCACCGCGAACTTCGCCGCGCAGAACTACAATTCGTGGCAGTCGATCGGCGCCTTCGGCAACTCGACGCTGTTTGTCGATGCCTTCGATTCCCGTCTCTACGGCGGCGGCCGTGGCTTCCGCTACAAGGGCATTCCGCTCGGCGAGACCTTCTTCGGCGAGAACCATCAGGGTCAGGTCAACATCATGATCCGCTGGTTCCGCGCCACCGCACGCCAGGCGGTGGAAAAGTGGGGCATCGATCGATTGCCGTCGACCATGCGGCCGGCGCTCGAGCAGGACTCGCAGCGGCCCTATGACTTCCTGCATTGCGTCAAGCCGCGCGAGGAGGATGAGTACGATCCCGACCGCCTCGACGAGCGCGGCATGCCCTTCGAGAGCTACTACATCTCGATCGAGGGCAAGTGCCTGATGGCGCCCGAGGGCGGCTATCGGGTCTTCCCCTTCGCCGTCTCGCGCTACGATCAGACCCCCGGCGAGGTCTATGGCCGCGGCCCGGTGCAGCTCGTCCTGCCGGCGCTCAAGACGCTCAACGCCCAGAAGACCACCTACCTCAAGCAGGCCCACCGCAGCGCCGATCCCGTGCTGCTGCTCAACGACGACGGCCTGATGGACATGGACTTGCGGCCCGGCGCCAAGAACTATGGCGGCGTGACCGCCGACGGGCGGCCGCTGGTGCATACGCTCCCGAGCGGCAACATGCAGGTCGCGATCGAGATGATGCAGGAGGAGCGCGGCATCATCGACGATACCTTCCTGGTGTCGCTGTTCAAGGTGCTGACCGAGCACCCCGACATGACGGCGACCCAGGTGATCGAGCTCGTCAACGAGAAGGCGATGCTGGTCGCGCCGACGCTTGGCCGGCAGCACGACGAGAAGGTCGGTAATCTCGGCATGCGCGAGTTCAGCCTGGCGATGCAGATGGGCATGTTGCCGCCGCCGCCGCCGATCCTGCGGGAGGCCGGTCTCAATCCGCGCATTATCGACACCTCGCCGCTCGCCAAGGCCGCCCGCGCCAACGAGGCCGCCGGCTTCATGCGCAGCGTCGAGTTCGCCCGCCAGATCGCGGTCGACACCCAGGACCCGAGCCATCTCGACGTCTTCGATTTCGAGACCGCGCTGCCGGAGATCGCCGAGATCAATAACTCGCCGGTGCGCTGGATGTCGGATGTTCAAAAGGTCGCCGCCAAACGCAAGGCGCGCAATGACGCCCAAGCTGCGCAGATGCAGCTCCAGGCGATGCCGGCCCAGGCCGCGATGATCAAGGCGAACAAGGCTCCCGATCAGTCGGGGACGATACCGGGGTCGAGGCTGCAATGAACCTCAAGCTCAAGATCACCAGGGAGCTTCGCGATTCCTGGCAGTCCCGCGCGCTCGCCGGCAGCAACGATCTGATGTGGCGCGTCGTGCTTTCGGTGCTGGCATTCAATTTCCCGGACGCCCTGCTGGTGCTGCTCAAGATCACCTATCCGAGCTTCGCCGGATTGAAGCGGCCCCTGATCCTCGGGGGCGCGACGGTTGCCCGTGACGGCAAGGTGATGGCGCAGGTCATGAAGGACGGCGCCACCGAACCGGAATGGGAGCCGATCTTCTATTCCCAGGAGCAGCTTGGATACGAGTTCCGCAAGCTCGCCGATCGGCTCAAGTTCGATGACGTCCAGCGTATTGAGATGATTTCCGCGGTGCAGGCTTGGATCGTCGCCGATCTTCGCATCGACCACATGGGCAGGAAGCTCGCGTCATGACGCGCGTCAAGCCGGAGGCGATCGCCAAGCTGACGGAGCGCAAGCGCGCCTATCAGGGCATGTTTCCGCCGGGCCCCGCCCGCGATATCGCACTGGCCGATCTAGCGCAGTTCTGCCGCGCCTTCGGTGGTGACGAGGCTATTCCCGGCGATCATGACCGGACCCTGATCCTGGTCGGGCGCCGCGAGGCGTTCTTCCGCATCTTCGCCCATCTCCATCTGGAACCCCACGAGCTTGCGGCCCTCTACAAGGCCGCCGTCATAGGAGACGATACATGACCGATGCAGGAGCTGGAGATGCAGGAGCGGGCGCGGGAGCTGGCACGGGAGCTGCTGCTGGCAGTGCAGGCGCTGCTGCAGGAGGCGGAGGAACGCCGTGGCACAACGGCATCGACGCCGCAGTCATCGGCTTTGCCCAGAACAAAGGATGGCTCGCCGACGATCCCAAGGTGACCTTCGGCAAGGTCGTCGAGGCTTATCGCGGCGCCGAAAGCAAGCTCGGCGTCGCGCCGGAGCGGCTGCTGCGGATGCCGGAGCCGACTGCCAAGCCCGAAGACCTCGACGCTTTCTGGACTCGCCTCGGCGCCGTCAAGGAGGCGAAGGACATCGATTTCTCCGGCGTCAAGAACTCCGCCGGCGACCCCATCGACAAGGCGCTCGCCGATTCCATCGCGGCCGCCGCGATCTCCTCGCGCATTCCGAAGGACGGCGCGGTCGCCATCACGGCAGCGGTCCAGAAATACATGGACGGCGTCGTTGCCGAACAAACCGCAACCGCGACGGCTCGCCGCAACGAGCAGGCCGGCAAGCTCGAGAAGAGCTG